TTCGTAGCTGTCTGAGAAGAAGCATCACTGAAAGCTGACAGAATAGTTTTATTGCCTTTTTCTCCTTTAAGGAACAAGAAGTATTTGGCTAGGGGATTTGTACGACGACCATAGGCTGAGTAACCAAGTACATCACGGAAATTGATCACACTCACATCACTAGGGAAGATGACAAAACCTTGTCCATCTACTTCTGTGCTGAGCTCCCAGACTACAACATCCTCAGGTACGTCATCAATTTCATCAGCATAAAGTTTGACTTGATTACGTGCATCAAATACTTTGTCTTTATCCTTAAGGGCCTTCAGTGTTGTCTTGCGGGCAGGGTACGAGATACCACTACCTAAATCAACAGAGTTCTTAAAACCTTTGTTGACGTACTTCTTCATTGTTTCTGTAGCTGAGAAGTAGTAGGCTGCATCTGATAGTGCCTCAGAAGCCTTATAAGCCTCATACACGCTCTCAGGCATGTCCTCGCCTGTCAACCCCTTCCAACGTGCCTTAACCTCAACCTCGTCCCAATTCTGACGGAGGGTGGCATCGGGGCCATCACGGAGTTCCTCAAGGATTGAATCAAGAGTTACGTTATCTTTGTATGACAGCTTTTGAATTGTACGTTGGTGCTTAGCTCCTTCGTTCTGAATGAACTTAGCTGCTACTTCACCACGAAGGGCTGCATCATTAAGCTCAGCTACGTCTCGTGCAGCTGATGAACCTAACAGTGGGTTGTCAAGAAGCTTACCCAAGGTACGTGTCCACAAGGACTGAGCCAAGGTTACGTCAAGACCTTTCTTAAAGCCCTCAGACAGATCAAGTGCTTCAGACACACTGACAAGATAACCCTTCGAAGTATCTGAAGGATCAACTGGGATAACCTTGCCGCCTACTTTGTCAGCTGTCTTCTGTGCAGCTAAAGGAGCTTCACCATTCTTCAGGGCTTTGAAAGGAGAACCTGACTTAGATGTACCGATAGTGAACTCAACACCTTTTGTCTGGGTGTCAATATCAAGTATGCGTACGTTATTGAGTTTAACCTTGAAGTTATCTACGAAACGCTTTCTTGCAGCTTCTTTAAGAGCAGCTACATCTACTTGACGAGCAGCTGTAGGTACAGCACCACGGGCTTCCTCTGGGATTACCTTGCTGAGGATCAGGTTCTCATCTGTGATACGTTTAGCTTCACTGACAGAAGGACGTACAGGTCCACGGCTAAGGTCTACCGCTGAGGCCTGCATGTTAGCAGTGTTCACAGGGCTGATGTCCTTGGCGTGAAGTCGTGCAGCAACTTTACCTGCCGCCTCAGTACCACCTACAGCACCCGCACGAGTGGCTGGTGTGTTAGACCGAAGGAGTGTAAGCTTAGGAAGACCCTTGATCTTCCCAAGTTTACCAAGTTTAGCTACACTACCAACCAAGGCAGCTGAGTCAAGGATACCAAAGAAAGCATCAGCCTTAGCCTCTGGGTTATAACCTTGGCCGTATACTTCTCGCATCATCTGGGTAAGAGCAAAGGCGTTGTCACCCTTAAGGATACCCTCTGAACGGATGTCCTCAACGTAGTCCTTAGCAAACTTACGCATTTCTTTTGCGTCAGCTGTACTTGTCAGAGCTCCAAAGACACGAGAACCTTCACGAGCAGTTCTGTTTGTCAAGCCCTCGTAGCCACCGAAGATAGTCGCACGGAAAAGCTCACGGTCAATAAAGTCAATACCGTAGCCAATGATGCCTTTGTCTTCTTGTTCAGCTGAAGCAAGTTCAATTTCTTCTGACAAAATCTCAAGGTTGCGGTAGAACTTTTGTTCAGCTGAGGTGTAAGCCTTAGACTTTGAGATGAAGTCATCTTCAATGTACAGGTCGTCTGAGCTATAGAGACCGAACAGAAGTTCCTCTCCGTCACGAATGGTCTCAGCTGCTACCTGAGGTTCTTCCTTATCGTTAATAGCTGTCAGTGCNTTGTCTTGGAATGTAGTCTGCGCTTGTTGCCCAACACGTACTTGTGCAGCCTCAAGGTCTTCACCAGCCTCAAGCACAGCTTCTTGATCCATGTTGTTTGGGCGGTTGTACTCTGGTTCGTAAACGTCAGCTGCGTCTACAAAACCTTTGGCTCCGACATTTTGGTCTACAAAAGGCATCTATATTCCTAAGCTTAAGAGATTTGTTGGAGAAGTTCTTTTGGGAAGGTCACATCGTTTCCTCCACCCTGACCTCCAGCTAGCATATCGAAACCACCGAAGCCTTGGAAGGCTGTCAGACCTAGGCCAGCAATAGAACCAGCTGTTTGAGCTCGCTGGGAAGCCATAGCAATCTGAGAGGAAAGGCCTGACTGTTGACCTGCGTAACCTACAGCACTACCTAGTTGAGATGACAAAGAAGAGAGGCCACCTGAGACTGCGGAACCGCCTGAAGCCCCTAGTGCTTGAGCTTGAGATTGCATTTGTGCACGGCGAATTTGTTGCTCACGTAGGGCTTGACGCTGTGAACGCTGAGCTTGTAACTGTTGTTGACGTTGAGAAGCTCTTGCAGCTTTCTTGCTTTGGTCAATGGAGGCTGCTGTGCCCGCTACAGTTACTACTGCTGCGATTACTGATGCTACTGGTCCCATAGTATTATCCTTTGTATACGTAAATCGACATACCTTGAGAGTCTTGTAGGTACTCGAAACCTAGCATTAGAGCTAGCTTATTAACTTTTGTTGTTGGGTCTGTCGCAGCAAAAAGACCTTTGTAACCCATTGTCATAAAGAACTCAGTCCAGTCCTCTAAGAGATACTTCATTTCGGTATAGACACTTTTTGTCATTTTGTCTACGTAGGGTAAGTGTACAATAACGTACTCTTGGGTGTACTCTAGTCTTATGTCAAAACAAGAGCCCCTAATGCCACTGATACTTTTAGAAGCGGGGGTTTGCTGCACTGATAATCCCGAAGCCAAGTAGTACGAAGTCTTTACCTTGTTCACTCTCGAACCTTAGGCGCATACTACGGCCTCGTCCTCTCATTTTAAGTCGTGTGGTTACGACATTTTCAGGATAGTCCCAAGTGTTGAGACTTGATGTATTGACAACAGGTACGTACTTAAGTCTGTAAGCCTGTTGAGGAGTGGAAGAAGTTGAGTTACGGAAGTCCCAGTATGATGACACAAAAAGGGAAGACTCACGTACAGGTGTGTAACCTGTCTCATCTGAACCTGTGAAGCCTGTCTCAGTCGGACGTAGATACACTTGTATATACGGGGAGTTCTTCTTGAGGACTAGATCACCTAGGAAGTCGTAGCCTGCCTCAGCGTAACTGCTGTAGTCTGCATCACCCCAATCCAAGAAGTCAGTACCTTGGAAGAAGGCGATAGTCATCTTACTGGTAGCGCTATCGAAAACCATAAGGCCAACGGAACTGTCTGATAGAGCTAGTTGTGAAAGCTTTGACACAACTACGTTATCACCAGCTGAGGTCACTACGTCATCACCAGCTGAGGTTGTTACCTCTAGGTCTACATAGTCAGAACCAAAGCCTTGGAAGTAGAAGGCATCCAGAACGTAGTCAGTTGAACCTGCACTGTCAGAGATAGTCCAAGGGTAGAAGGCTTGGATAGCTACGTCAAGCGTAAGGACATTGTTCTTTTTGTTGACAAGGGTCTCACTGTTCTTAGGGTAGAACCAGTGTACTCTTTTGTTCGTCGCATCGTAGGCAGCTGTCACATTAGCTTTAGCATTACCATCAATTTGATCGAAGAAGCTTTGGATTGTTGAAACAGTAAGGTTCTGCTCCTGACCCTTTCCACTGATCTGATCAAAGGAAACAGTATGAATACCGTTCTTAGACCACCACATAGGGATACCTTCGACTGAGACAAAAGTATCTGGGTTGTTCATACCTACTTGAGTGATACGTGAGACTGAGTACTCGGTGGCTCTGAATACGTTGTCAACACCACTGATCTGCCATACACCATTCTCAGCGAAGATGAAGAGAGTTGACCCAAAGACATGAAGCTTCTGGATGTTGTTGGCATCAGGGATAATAATCACACCACCATCAGTATCTAAGAGATCACTTGAGTTTTCTGATGTGGGGTCATTCTGCTGGTAACAACGACTTACTTCTGTCACGTTGTCAAGCTGCTTAGAGAAAAGTATCTTACCACCATTCTTCGCAGATGTCAACCCTGCAAAGAAGACACGACCAGAAAAAGCTGCAACACTCTTAAAGCGTGTGCTTTCTGTTTCAGTCGGGAGACCTGAACGTACTTTGTTGAAGAAGTCAAGAATGAAGTGGCCGTTACCTGTTAGGGTTGTACCACTGTAAACTTTATCCCACTCTGTTTGACTAAAGTTTCCGTCAGCATCCTTACCTGAATACCAAGGGTGTGTGAGTGCATTGGTGTAGATAGCTGGACCACCACCCTCACCCCAACCTGCGTTACGTGCGTCATAAGTACGTTGGGCTGTAGCTGTACCTGAGGTGGTATACGTCTCTGTATCCCCTTGCCACTCGAAGTCACGTACACGGGGGTTGATTGTTGAGGTGGAGATAGTGTCTGTTGAGGTGTCATACTCTATGTAGAACGAGTCGATAGCCTCTGAGGCTACTACAAGAGCCCCTACGATAGATGTCATTTGTACTTTGACAGAACCTGAACTGATACCACCAGCGTGTTCAAAGGTTGTAAGATCAATGGAAAAAGACTTCTCATTACCTGAGTAAGGTTCTGAGGCTGTGTTGTAGAAGTAGAGTTTAGTTCCTGTTTGAACAACAAGAAAGTCAAGTCCTGCTTGACCAGCTGCATTCTCCCAACGACCAGTAGTAAACACACCTGTCTCACTAACAGTAAAGGTGGACAAGACATTACTCTCCTCCACCTTAACAGCAAGTCTACGGCGACGAGAACCGTCTCTCTCAAGGAGGCAGTTCAGTTCGTCAATGGAAGCATCCTCAGGGAATGTAAGCTCACCAGCCTCAGTGATCAGACCCTTGATGAACGTGTTTACTACCTTTTGGTTTAGTCTCTGCGCCATCTTTTGCTTTCTTACGTTTTTCGTATGCGTCCCCAAACTCTTTCCTGCGAACTGAAGCGCTAGGTTTTTTGTTGAGGAAATACTTCTTTACAGCTTCTTGAGCCTTTTGCATGGAGGAGTACTTACCACTTAGTGCCTTAGGTACTGAGCCAACCTCAACCCTGATGACAAAAAATCGGTAACCCCCAAGTTCTTTCTCTATGTAGAACGAACCGACAATCTTGTCTGACTTGCATTCACACCTCTGGTTTTCGGTGTCATGGATAAAGTCAGTCATTAGTGTCTCCCATACTTAGGTCTACTGTTCTCACGTTTAGTTCTGAACTGATCATTCTGTACGTAAGACTTATGTCTACGAGCAGCCTGATCTACTTTCGGGTCTACTCCTCCTTTAAACAAAGAGAAGCAAGTAGACTTAGCTTCAGCAATCAAGAAGGGAAACATTACTTCATCTAGATCAGGAACGAATGTATCAGCTTTGGTGAACGTAGGGTAAATGACACCCCAAGCTTGTGTCTTGCTTTCTGACAGAATTGACTCAACAGAAGAGTCATAGGAGTCCATCACGATGTGTTCGTCATCAAAGCTTGTGTAGAACGAGGGTTGACCGTTAGTACGAATGTACATAGAGGTTCCTGCGTTTACATCGGTAACCTCTACTGTGTTGGCAGAAGAAGAGCCTGTACGTGCGAGGAATTCAAGAGGTTCAACGAAGAGAACTTCTGTGTATGTTGTACCTACTTTATAACGAAGGGTGTCAATACGACGAACATTCGCAGGATACTTGAAATGTGTGGGGCGGCTTACAGATGACAAAGAAGTAAGCTTAATCAGCTGGTGGTGCTCAGGGATGTCACGGGTTGTGACGATGTTAAAGAAGGTGTCCTCCACAACGGAGGCTACTTGAAGTGCCTCAACGGTATCTTCGATGGAGTTGACACCCTCTGAGTCCATATCGTTTAGGATCGACTGGACTATCTCAATGAGTGTTTTCTTCATTACGCTGGAACCCCTTTCATAATGAGGGAAGCTGTAGCTACATCAAGAGTAAAGGCTGTGTCACCTTTAATAAAGATTTCAACGTAGTCATTTGTAGAAAGACTTACGAGATCATTAAGAACAACAGAACGCCACTCACCTGACACAGCGGTTACGATAACATGACCACCATTCATAAGTGCTCCGTTCTTGTAGAAGACAAGCTCAAGAGTTTTACTGCTTCCTGAATTGTTTCGGAAGTTACAAGCAAAAGAACAATCAGAAATAATGGTGTCTGTTCCTGTGTACACGAGACGAGCATTAGGTGTGGATGTACCCGTGAAGCCATCTGCAAGTGTGACAAGGAAAGTAGGATTAAGTGCTGTGAAAGAAGTAGTTACTGAGTGTTGGTAAGCAGGAGTAGTAGCATCAAAGTCTACATACCCATTGATCTGATAGTTTGGTTGTGTCCAATCCCCACTACCTGAACCATCTGAAACATAGACCTTACCAGAAGTAGCAGAAGCTACACCCTTGGGCTCATGGAGGTATGGGTCTGTAAGATTAGAATGATTGATGTTTACCATGAAGCTCTCCTAGGGGTATATACTATCGACCCTACCAAGGGTAAATTTATTATACACACTTCTGACTATTCTGTCAATAAGAAAATGGAGGGAGCCCCCGAAGGAGCTCCCAATGTTTTTATACAGCAGGGTTTGATACGACTGTGACAATACCTTCTGGACGGTACTTCTTAACACCGTAGCGAGCAGTAGTAACATACTCGTGACGCTGACGGTCTTTGTTGTACTCGTAGTCAACCTCAGGCATTTGACGCCATGCACCAACAAATGGGTTGGCAGTTGTGTCAGCTGAGAAGAAGAGGTTAGCAACACCAGCGTTGACTGAGAAGTCGTTGCCTGTTGAACCATCTTTTTCAAGCAGGGCTGCATCAGCAACGTCAGCTTTGAGGTAGTTAGAAGTATAAACGTCGAAGCCGTATACGTTAGCTACGAAGCGCATACCAGTTGCGATACCGTCACGTACAATACCTTCCCACATTGGGTTGTTTGACACGTTGACAAGGTTTGTCAGTGTGTTCAGTTGGTACTCTACTGATGGGTCAACAACAGCTACGAGGTTACGGTCAGGAACGTTTGACTTCTTGAGGGCATAACGTGCGAATGCAAAGTCAGCAAGCTCAAGACGACCACCGTTACCACCTGACATACGGTGTGCAACACCATCAAGTGTTTCAGCTGAGTTAGCTGTTACGCCAACTTCAGGTGAAGCGAATGTGGTTGCTTCGAAGTGTTCCATGATTGCACGTTCTTGTTCAGGAACAAAACGGGCTTCAAGCTGTGCGCTGTAGAATGAGTCCTGAGCAGCTTTCTTAGTGATGTAAGAAGCTGACTGGAGGTATTTGTCTACAGTGAATTGGAACTCAGCTGTGTCCATCGGTGTGTATGCAACTGCTGCGTCTTCTGTGTAGTCAGCTACAGTTGTTTTACCGATTGTTGGGATTGTGAATGTGTCACCATCTGGGAATCCATCAAGCATACGCACGTAGCGTTGTGCTTGCATTTCATCACGGAGGATGTCTTTGAGTTCTGAGGAGTATACCTCTGAACGAATCAGACGCTGCATGTCTGTGTTTGAGGAAATCATACCAGCCATTGTGCTAGTCCTTTCTTAGAGTTTAATTACCAAACTTGTCACCCATCCGCATCTTATCTTCCATAAGCTGTTGTTGGACTTTTGGGGTGTATAGTAGGTGTGACTATCTGTACGACGAAGGTTCTGGTAGTAAGCCCAGTTACGATCCGCCGTGGTTTGCATATTGACACCTTCAGTTCGAACCGAACCTTGAACCATTGGGTTAAAGGCGTTCTTCGGTTTCTCACCAACAAGAGTTAGGAAGGCGTTAGGTGACTCAGCAGCAATGTCCTTAAGGCGGTCCATTGACATACCAAGCTCTGCGGCTTTCTTCTTGACAACATCGGCAGCTTCTGTGCCGAATGCTTTCTCAAGCTCCTGATCAACGAAGGAAAGGTTCTGGTTTACCAGAGAGTCTTTCTCACGCTGAGTAAGTGTTTTCTCTACAAGGCTCTTTAGGTCTTCCTCACTCATGCTTGCAGTGGTGTTCTGATCATCAGCGCTACCGTTATTATTGTTAGGCCCTTCAGGTTTCGCATCGGTAGTTCCAGCGGCCTGTGTCTGAAGGTGTTCAAGAACTTGGTCTTTGTAATCTTGTTTCTTCAAGTCTTCACGCATTTGCGTTAGTTGCTCTTCAAGATTCTTAATGTAACCATCAGCCTCCAGCTTACCTTTAGCTAGAACCTCAGGGTCACCCCAGTTCTCTCCCTTTGCCTCGACGAGTTTCTTCAAGTATGACTCCTGTGGTGAGGCTTCAACTTGTGTCTGCTCTGCGTTCTGATCGGTCTGTTCGGTTGCAGTTCCGTCAGTAAATACCATGTGTTATTCCTTGTCTAGGTTAATGAGGTCAAGCACTTGGTTTAGTGCTCGGTTATACCCAATCCGATCAGCTTGCTTATAGGCCCACGAGGGGCTGTCATAATCAGCTGTGGCTGGTGCTTCCTTAAGCATAGACTCAAGGATTCCTTCGAGGGCTTCTAGGCTTGCTCTGTTGCTAATGATTGACTGACGGAGTGCGTCTTTGTCTTCTTTAGTCTTACAGGACTTAAACCAGATTGCCTTCATTATCTCTTCTTTTCTCTAGTGAGAGGACCTTAAAGGCCCATCTCTATTGCTGTTTGCTGTTCTTCTTCAAACTCAACTTGAGCTTCTGTAGCCATGCGTTGTGTCTCAAGCTGCTCAGTGACAGAGATGTTCTCACCGAACACTGCTGGTTCGCCAAGCTCTTCTGACAGAATACGGGCAAACTCTTTGCCTGACATGTGTGCCGCAATGCTTGGGTCAGCAAGCTTAAGCTGGTACAGTTGTGTCAAGCTTTGGATACGGTTGGCACGTTCAGCAAAGTGACGAGCACCCATAGGGATGATCTTACCGTTAGCCTTGATGTCTTCCTTGGTGATCTGCTCGAAGAAGGCAAGGCCTGTGTCTTCGTTGAGGACACGTACTGTGTCTGCGTAGTCCATGTTGCGACGAGCAGCCTCAAGCATGTCGTTAAGGATTGGCTCAAGGAACACACGCTCGAAGTGAGCAGTCTTGTGCTGGAAGATACGGCCAGCTGCTGTCATAAGCTGCTGTACCTCAAAGGCTGTCTTCTCGCCTGCACTACGGATACCCATAGCTTCACGAGGTGCTCCAGCCAAAGCCTCCATCTTGTTCTCAAGGTTCTGGATTTGGAAGTCAGCATTGAGTGCTGTTGTGTCTGGTGACAGATAACCTACGTCACCTTCTTCTCCCATGTAAATACGTGATGCTGGGGCGAACTCAAAGTCCTCTACGTCACCACGGATTTTAATCATTGGGTAGGCGATCTGGTCGAACACATCAGCCTTAAGGTTCTCAAGGTGGTCAATGCGGTACTGCATACCTACTAGGTTATCCAGAGGACCCATAGCATAAAGGTTGTCAGGACGCTCACGCCAGCCCGCATGGTGGATAGGAGTAGTGCCAAGCCAGCTAGGGTTCTGCTCATTTGACAGAACGTATGCACGGTCAACTACAGTGATGACACGGTTCTTAAGGAAGCTGCCCGATTCTTTGTCGTAGATGTCACCGTAGAACGTGAGAAGCTCAACGTAGTTTGACTCGTAGTATTCTTTGACAGATGTAAAGCCATCCGCAATGAAACCCTGAGTTTTGTTTTCGTCTACCTCGTTGCCGCCCATTGCTGCACGGTTGCTGACCATCTTCTCCATGATCTCTGACATATAAGAGTTCTCAGAGGATGACTCAATCTTACGAGCAATCTCGCCTAGGCTAAGAACTGAACGAACGATCTTAGGGCTTTCAGCAAAGCTAGGAGCCAGAGGGTTAAAGCAAACATCGTAAGGTGACAGACGGACAACTCGTGGGCCTACGTAGCTTACGATACGTTCACCATCTTCAAACTCAGTGTAGTCCTTGACAAACTCAACAGTAGCAAAGCAGTTACCATACTGAATGTAGTCGTTGATAAGTTTGCTTGCTGTGTTCTCAAAGTCTGACTGACGGACTTTGTTGAGCATGTATGACTGGATTGCGTCACGTTTGTTCTTTGTGTTTGAGTCTTGGTCTGTAGCTTCAAAACGGAACCAACGCTTCTGAGGGAACAAAGCAGCAAAGTAGTTTGCGTGAAGGTTGTCAGCAATCTGAGTCAGCTTAGGTGTTGTGGTGCTGTTAGTCCAAGGGAGCTTACTGTTGGACGTAGTGCGTGTGTCAGTGGCGTACAGGTAGTTACGCAACTCTTTCCACTCTTCGATCTTGTTAGACCGTGCGTGGTTCCATGTGTTGAAACGATCAGCAATGTCTACAGCTAGGCCGTGTGGATTGATGATATTCTCAAGATCAACTGTTGTGCCAGCCATTAAAAGCTTACGCCTCCGAACTTCTGATGAAAGTTTACCACATTACCGCTAGTTCTTCTGACGGTACGGGAAGGTTTTACAGCCATGTCGATAACGGATGCCAAAGCGTCGATAACGTCATCGTGTGGTGGATTACGTGACTGGAGTTCTTCTTCAAGTATCTGGTTGTTACCACCACGGTAATGCCAGATGCTGAGGTTGTCATAACGAGGCTCAAGCACTGACGCAATGCGTTCCTGCTTGTTGCCTTGGTTCTTGTTAGGGCGGAACTCTTCGATGCTAAGACCCAGCCCGTGTTCCTTTACAAGCTCCTTAAGCTGCTTAACGATTGCAACCTGAGCTACTGTTGTTTCAGCCCGCATCTTACGGAATGACCATTTGCTAACTAAGTGAAAGATGTGGTCAAAGTAAACTGATATGCGGTCTGTACGGAACCTGTCGATGTCCAAGATGTAGACGTTGTTGTCAGCATCAATACCAATGACAACAATGGCCGTGTAGTCAGCTTTCTTGCTAAGGCTGAAAGCAAAGTCAACTGCGGCAAAGACGTTAAGCTTCTTGTCACGGAAGAACCAGAAACCATTCTCTTGCTTGAGGTGCTTCTGTTCGTAGTACTGAAACTTCTCGGAACCTACAGGTACGTTGTCAGGGTCACTAGGGTCGTTGTAGTACTGTGCTCGGAACTGACCTTTGTCTAGGTACTGACCACGTTTCTTAGCCAGAACCTTTATGTCAAACCCGAACCACTTACCGTCCTTACGTTGCATACGTGGCCAGAGCATTTCACCTGTGCCATCACCACGNTCTTCTACAGGTTTCTGGAAGACTTCGTAGATGTTCTCTTCACCAACCTTCTCACCCTCNTCATCGTAAAGGTCTTCAACCATCTGAAGGAGATCGTTGTAAAGATCAATGGGATGGTAACGTGTACCTACGACCCACTCCTNTGCGTCAGCACCTTCAATGGATGACAGAAGGGAGTACTGACTCTTAACCTTGTTACGNCCTTCACCTGAGTATGCGTTCTCATAGACAACAACGTCATCCAAGACAGCAATGTCACAGTGCATACCTGTAAGAGAAGTTGTAAGACCGCCTGTGAAGACCGAAGGGTCTCTGATCTTTTCTTTCTTACGGTCTGGGTGGTCCAGAGCAATCTCTGAGTTTGTCCACTTGGACCTCTTGCCTTCCTCACGGTGTACGTGGTCAGGCCAGTAGCGGTAGTACGTGTCGGAAGTAAGGATGCTCTTGATGAATGACAGCTGCTTCTCTGCGAGGTTAGCTGTGGCTGAGATATACAGAACACGAAGGGTTGGGTTCTTGGTTAGTTCCCAAGCTACACGGTAGGCTACAAGACGAGACTTGCCGTGGTCACGAGGGAACAAGAGCAGCTGATGGGACTTTGCGTCTGGTCGTGTCCACCAGTCACAGACATCTTCGTGACACTGGCCAAGGACTTGCTCAGGAGCTACAAGCTTGATAAAAGTTACAAGGTCAGCTTCAGCTGCAAGTTTAATCTGCTCTAATGAAGTCATAGTACCACACGGTTTTGGTAATGTCAAGGGATAATTGCACTTAAGGCTTCGTCGGCCAAGTCACATTATCAGGAAAGCCAGCTTGGGCTGGCACATCACGCAGAGCCTGACGGTATGTACGCATCTCGTCTGACATGGTGACATCACTGTTGGCTGTCCAGTCTGTAGCAGCTAGGAGGCTGTCACGCAGATCACGTGCTTTCTTTTTGGGGTAAGTAAGAGGGTCCACCCAGTCACTATTTAGTGACCAAGTAGAACCATCAAACATATACTTGCTAGCCTCCCAATCTTGCGGAACATCTGAGGCAGCGTGTACTTCACAGTTGCTAGAATTGAGATACCCAATGATATACTCCAAAGGCTCCCCAACTAGCACTCCAGTGTCGGTGACCTGTATTGAGGTTGCATCATCAAGGATTACTTGCGAGATGCTGTTTTGTGTAATCGTTTGCATTTCAAGCCCTTACTTGATGTAGAGTGAAGTTGAACTCAAAGCGTAACCAAGAGTAGAAGAACCGTTTATAGTCAGGTTGCCATTATAAGGATTAACTCCATAAGGACTGCCCGCTGAAAGGCCAGACAAACCTGTGACAATGGAACCCGCAACAGATACAGATACTGCCTGTCCGTTTGTTCTTGTCTCTTCCGCTATGCCAATCGGGTTTGCATGAGGGCCTTCGAAGTCAAGTACTTTAATTCTCTCTGTTGTGCCACGCTCGTAGGAAGAAATACCCCACATAAAGAAGCCACCTGCATCAGGATCGTAACTCAAAGCCCTTGGTGCACTCAGGTAGTAACCAGTTGTACTGCCAAAGCAGCTTTCGGTATAGCTTACAGAATCTTCCTGCACGTAAACGGAGTAGGTATGGACACCCATGTTCACTCCCAAACCACTACTTACAGTTAATAGTATATACCCCGTATCCTCATTAAAGGCCATTGAGGAACCACTAATAGGGTCGGGTAGGACTACTTGACCAACTGATGTAAGGGTCGTGCTGGTTGCTGCGATACTATAAAGGATACCAGCATTTTGGGTGTAACCGCCTCCATCATAACCAACAAGAGCAACCCTGCTTGTCAGTGGGTTATAGGCAATGCTCGTCATGTAGAAATCAAGCCCGCTGCCAGCCGAAAACATATCCATAGCGGTAGGTGTTGTGACTGACACCGTTGTGCCTGAAATAGAAGCGAGAAAACCATATGTCTTACCGTCACTAGGATTGGTAAAGAAGCATGCAGTCTTATTCAGATTGGAGCAGTGCACCATCTGTAAGTAATATCCAAAGTTGTTATAAACTTGGACCCTTGCCCCAAAAGAAAGACTTGTCCCACTTAACGAAGCTGCTTGCACTACTGTAGCGTAGTTCTCTGATGCGTCATTGTGCATGTAGAAAATAAGGAACCTGTCCTGAGATTTATCGTAAGTGGCCTTCACTCCATTAACTTGGTCGATTGACCCTGCACTTGAAAAATTAACACGGGAACCCCAAGACAGAGAAGTGCCAGAGATCGTACCAACGGTATAGGCCCCTGCTCCGTATGTGGAGTTATACCTTCCAAACAAAACAACTTTTCCACTAGGCCCAGCTACGAGGTTTTGGTCTGTATCTAAATATACATCGAAAAAATCCATATTAGATGGAGTGCCAAGGCTAACCGTTGAGCCGCTGACAGTGGCTACAACTGTCTTATACTTACCTGAGTCGGTCCAGTCTCGGTACAAGACAACATGTTTATTTGTACCTTCGTCGTAGCAAGATGTTACAGGACTGGTATCAACAAAAAAAGCACTCTCAGCTATAAGCCCTGCTGCTGTAGAACTGACGTCTCCAGAGGTATTAAGACCAACGACATCTCCTGCGGTAATGCTACCCGAAGCTGTGAAGGTCTGAGAGCCACTTGGCTGAATACCTGTGACTGTGCCGCCACTGACGTTAATACCATTGGTAAACTCAACAGGGCCAGTGCCAGCTTCATCTGTGATTGTATCTACTCGAAGTGTACTCATGTCGTAGGCTCCTGTGGCCATGTAATGTTGTCTGGGAAGCCTGACTGTGCAGGAATGTCACGAAGGTCTTGACGGTATGTAGCCCAAGCTGCTGTGTCTACAGGTGCATCAGCTACTTGTGTCCAGTCTGAGGCTGTGAGGAGGGCGTCACGTTGTACTCTGACAGCTTCATGTTGTGCCGCTTTAGCCGCAGCTACTTCTGCCTCTGTGTATGGACGCTTTGTGACTTCGCCAGTCTTTGCATTTGTAATGACTTCAAAGTATTCCATTATGCCACTCCGTAGACTTTGATTGAGCCAGCGTCAAAGTTGCCTACTTCTAAAGTTATAGTAATGCTTGTGCTTGCCGAAGTAAGACCAGATGAGCCGCCCTGAGTTCTACCTAAACCGTCAGGTGCGCCACTATAAAAAAGACCGCCCACAAACCAAAAAACACCTGTTGGAATGTGAATAAAGCCAGACCCTCTAATGTAATCTGTTGCCCCATTAGATGTTACATGGAAAAATCTTTGATTGTTAAGTCTTGCATAACTTTGACTGGCTTGGTCAGAAGAGACACCATCTACAATAAGTTGAAG